CAAATTTGTTCCAAGGACCTGATGTATATTGCGTTTTTATTTCGTTTCCTCCTGATATAGCAATACGAGGTCTCCAGAATTGATAAGCCAATGTGCAAACAACCGTTTGAATCGTTCCTGTATCTTTGATATCATATGCTGCTTCTTCAATTGATTTTACCCATGCCCCATGAAGTACGTATTGAGCTACAGGTTCCATCTCTTTTCCTAATAAAGACATAATGATCGTATTTTCTCTTCCCGGTACACCATAAGAACCTGTGCTCGTTTCATCATCAAATATACTAAAAGTCAAATCTTCCAACTGTTTTCTTATGTTGTAATTAGCATCACAACGAAATTGTACTCTCCATGCATCAGAACCTGGGTATGTAGCTGTTCCAGGCGTATTAAATTGCATTCCCATGTAGTTTACTGGAATGTTTGTTATTGAACGCCCTGGTAAAGAGGCTGTTTCTACGTAAACTAAGTCGTCGGGACCAAAGTTAGCATCCGCTAACCGTTCTAGTCTAAATTGAAATTGCCTCGCAAAGTCTCTTTCAATGGCTGTATTATAAAATTGTTGTATGCTCATAATAATATTTAATAAAATGTATTAGAATAACTCAGAAAAACTTTGTCCAGTACGGGTTGCAACAAAGTTCAACAAAACATATTCTGCTGTTTTTACTGGCTTAACATAAATATCTACAATCAATTCGTTTTCGTCAATTACGCTCGTAGAATTGTTTCTCTCATCACAAATGATCATGTAGTCATATATACCATCATTGGCAATTGCTTCATTGAATACTGGAGAAAGAGTAGCAACCACTCTTTGTCTTGTGAATGCAGTATTTGGTTCAAATACAAAATATTGAATAGTTTTCTGTACGGCGCGCTCAAGAAAGTTGAATAATCTTCGTACATTAATTCTATCAAACGCTGTGGGTTTGGTTTGTAGCGTTTTTTGGCCAAATATTGAATAACCTAAACCGTTGAAAAATACAATTGGATTGAGGCCAAGCTCATATAAACGGTCCCTCATTTTTTGATTTGGATTAATAGAAACATCAAGGACGTTAGTCAGTAATCCTCTATTCAAACCAGCTGGAGCAGACCACACTTGACCTATTTGATCGTTTGTGGCAATGGCTGCAGCAACAAACGGGGAAGGAGGCATCCATAGAGCTTTACCAGAAATAGTGTCAGAAACTTTAATCCAGTTTGCATAACTAGCAGCAAAGCTTGTTTCCAAAGAAGAAAAACAACTTCTTAAAGGATTATAGATATCTGTAGTAAAAGAAGTGCCGGGAAGATTAAGAACTTTATTATCTTTTCCAGCAACAAATATACTCCTAGGCGGGTCTATTAAAGCCAAACAATCTTTTCTGTTATTTTGGGTAAAATTAATTAATGTATTCGAAACAACTCCCCAATCTAATTGAATTTCATCAATTGAAGTGACTCCATAATCTTCTTTATAATTTATTGCTGCATTTTCATCTCTGGTCTTAGCAATAGAATAAACTGTGGATAGCCCTGCATCTAGGATAACATCGCATGTAAAATACTCCGTACTCTCAATAGATCTAAGAGCTTTTTCTAATTTAAATGGCACATTTCCTACTTGCTTGTTGTTATTTAAATCGCGAGAATTTGGAATAAACACCCCTACAGGAAATAAAGATTTGGCTTCTGGTGTAATTTTAATTCTGTGCTTTGGTTCCAAAGATCCTTCAGTCCAAGCAAACTCAGCAACAGAAGGATTAACAAATAGTCTAACAACGCTCGATTTAGCATTTACTCTATCACTTATGTTTGCGTTTTCGAGTCCTCCGCCAGCTGGGGATAATACCTGTCTCGTTGAATCAAGAGAACCAATATAACGCTCAGATGTAGTTAATGTTAATTTTGAAGGATCAGAAACAGACTTTCTTATTTTGAAAATTCCTAAAGAAAGGTGATCTTGATAAGAATTTGTTTCAAACCCAATGAAACCTACTTTCTCGAGACTTTCAGAAATCGAATCCTTACCAGCATCTGCCTGGAGTTTAGTAGACGACAGATTAAAATCTAATTTGGTTTGATCGAATAGGGCTAAACTGTCTTTTGCAGACAATGTATACATCGAAGAAACGGAATCATAATCTGGAGATTCAACTAAATCAGCTGAGCTATTATCTGCAAAACCAATATAATGACCTTCTGCAGTTTCATTAACTGTTGTCTGCAATTCATTAATTACAAAAAATCCCGCATTTGTGTTAGAGAATACGTTTGATCCATTCTTGGTAATTGATACAGAACCAGTGGGGGCACTCCATTCAAATTGACCTCTCTTAATACCAGAATAATCTTCTTCACTCAAGGACACACTTTGTGGAGCCCCAACTTCCCAAGCACTTTGTCCTGTTGTTACTGTAACATTTGAAGTAACAGTCTGAGAAGTAGTCCACAACACTTTTCCTTGACTGTTTATTGTAAATGTAACACTTTTCTGCGAATTTCCATCAACATTGTTGACAGTGAAGGTATCTGCACCGGCTGAAACATCTAAAGAAGAAGTAGTATAGAAGGTAGTTATTCCTGTCGTTACTGAATTTCCAGCAAAGTAATAATCCACAGCGTTTAAGTTTGTAGAATAGACATCCACTGATACGCCACCGAGTGTAACGGTATGAGGATCGTTGCCGGCAGAAACTCTTACTGTTGAAACGGAATAATCAAAAGTTTGAGTAGTTGAAGAAACGGACGTTGTAGATAAAGCAACGAGTTTTGTTGGATAAAATAAACCATTAAAGCTTGAAGAGAAATCAGAACCTCCATCAGCCCCATACGGAATGCGAATGAACGTAAGAGTAGCTGGAGAGGTTAATAATTGCTTACAGGAATAAAAACTATATTTTTCTGCATGCGTAGTAGGTATCCCAAAAAGATTTTCAAGTTCGTTAACAGAAGTAATCGTAATTGGCTCTGAAGTTGGTCCTTGAGCTGCAAACCCCACGATTACCACATTCGTTCCAGTGGGATTACCAATCCTCAACGAAAGATCCTTTTCAGTAAATTG